GGAGGACTGGGAACGTGGTGATGCGGTTGAGTTCGTCTATGTCAACGGGATCAAGTGCTTGGCGCAATGTCAGTGCCGGTCTACTTGGTTCTATGCCTCCAACGACAACTATCTTTGTGGAGATTGCGGGGCGCTGTATGATCGCCAATGGAAGCTAATACATGAGGACGATGGGCATGATAATGGATTGGAAGATCCGTGCTAATAACACTTCACCACATGAAGTGTTGCAAGTGTCAGCACGATTGACGAGGTACTCAGTAGCCAGCTACTCGTACTGGAACGTGGCACTCAACGCCATGTATTTGTACTCAAGAATGACAGGACGCTAAAGAGGTACGCAGAATGAACGAGTGGCAGAAGGTGAACGAGGCGCTGGATACCGTGCTTGGCAGCAGGCTCCGGGCCATCTGGTTGTGTGTGAAGGTGGACGAGAAGCCCCTGCACGTGGTGGCTAAGGAATTCGACCGAACGGTGGCGGAGATCAAGGCAGCCGTGGACTTGGCGGACTGGGTGTTGGAGCGGGCGGACTTGGCCCCGAAGATCCCGCCTAAGCCCCCGCTCAAGCCGTGCTACGAGGGGTTCCACCAGATGGGGGACGGGGAATGAGCATCTTCGACAACTTGATTGAGGGAGCTACCGGGGTGCGTGTGCGCAACGGCTTCGAGCGTCAGCCCCTTACGGTTGAGCGGCTTGACGACGTACGGTCGGTGCCTAGTTCGTACATGGACGAGCACACGATGCAGCTGCGAGTCACGGTAACTTACCGCGTGACGCACGGGGCCACGGTGGAGGGGCAGGCTCAGGTTAGAGAGTCGGCGCTCCGGCACTTGCGGGCCACACTGTACGGGGATCTGCTTCTTCTGAACTCGGAGATCCTGCACGCTATCTCGGACGGTGACGCCACGAGGGCGCGGGACTTGTGCCTTAAGCTGAGACAGGAGATCACAGGATGAGTGAGCGAACGTACGAGAACTACTACAAGGCCAAGAGTGCCGAGATCCACAAGACGTGGGTGGCGGGCATGATGGAGCTACGAGCCACGGGGGTGCAGCACACGGACGACGAGGGGGTGTCCGCTCTGGAGAAGAAGGTACGGGCCTATCAGGACCGGTTCGTAGCCGGGGATGACGCGGCTCGGCACATCGTCTGGGCGCTGGTCTGGAAGGTCATGGTTGCCCGCGCATCACGGGGTGGCATGGACTACGAGGAAGCAGCGAACGTGGCAACGGACGCCCTGATGTACGTGCAGGACTACGTGACGCGGGTGCCTGAGCAGGTGGCCTCGCTCATGGCCATGTTCAACCGGAGTCTGTGGATGCACGTGCAGCGGGTGAAGGACGGGCGGGGACACCTGCCCGAGATCATGGAGGCGAACTTGGACCTGCCGGGGGAGGACCCGTACTCAGGTGACGAGGAGGAAATCGAGGAGCCGTTGGTGCAGCTTGAGGCTGCGATGATGGGGAACGGGTACGTGCCTCACGCGTACCTGACGTCGGTAACATTGGCAACACCGGAGAGTGATGTAGTGTCAGAGAATCTGCGAGAGTTCTTGGAGAGAGTGGCAGTCGAGGCCTGCGGACAGGAAGCGTGGAGCATCTACCACGCTGTTGTGGTACAGGAGAAAACGCAGGCAGAGATTGCCGAGACGCACGATATGGACCAGTCCACGGTGTCCCGCAAGGTGCGTGACGTGGGACTGGCCCTACGCGAGGCCCTTGTAAAGGGCGCGTAGTAACTTTCTTTTTAACACCGTGCATAAAATCCGGGAAAAATGGTCTATACTAAGTATAGTACGGGGGACGAGGGTGAACGTACCCGAGTCCCTCAACCCGGTAGCCCCGGACCTGTTGGGCAGGCCGGGGCGGACGGCGGGTCATGGCACGGTGGCGTGCCGGACCATACGTCATACGTATGACATAGGAGAACTGGATGACTTATGAAGAATTCTGTAAGGGGCTACGTCCGATGGACTACGCGGAAGGGGAAGGACTTTCGGAAGCTGGAAGAAAGGTTGAGGGTCTACTCGCGTACGCAGACTACTGCGCGTCAGACTCGGACAGCCCAGACACGGACGATGGATGGGGATACCTGACCCCCGAAGCTCAGGCCAACGACGAAGCAGAGTGGAGCCAGATGCTCCGGGAAGGTAAGCTATGAGCGATGACTACAGCAACATCAAGTTGACGCAGCGTAAGCCGAACGCCAACATCCAGTCGGACAAGTGGGGTAGCATCGCTGAGATGTACCGTGACCTGAACCCGCAGATCACGTACCACGCGTTCCTCGGTCGCATCAAGAAGGGGCTGGACCCGATGACGGCGGCGACCAAGCCGCGTGACCCACGTGGTCGCAAGTCTCGCCAGACGTTCTCGTGATGCGCCTACCGTGGCCCTTAACAGCGTCGTTCATAGGGGTGGCCATGTACCTCACCAGTCAGATCCTTGACTCGACCGGGCTGGCGCTGGCAAGCATCGTGGTCAGTATGTTCGCCATTGGAGCCATGATGCGGGACATTCTGCGGTGAGCGCAGGTGACTGGCTGGACGACCATCTGTGCAGTCCGATCGAGCCGTGGCCGGTGGAGTGTGACTGCTGCCACCGCACGTTCGGGTCGGACAAGATGGTTGTCGAAGAAGGAGACCGGTGGGAATGCTTCGACTGCTGGGAAAAGCTGGAAGCGAAGGAGAGAGCGCGTGAGCAGAGCCGCAATAGCAGCTGAGGGCATGACGCTGGAGCCGGGGCAGAGCATACGGATGGTCTGTCCCTTCTGCGGCGGCGGGGCGAGCGGCGAGCGGAGCATGAGCATCAAGCTGTCCGAGGAGAACGGACTGCTGTTGTACCATTGCTTCCGTGCCAACTGTCCCGCTGCCGGGGTGATCGGCAACACGGGCAATGTCATACGTATGACACGCCCCGCCCCGTCGACGTGGCAGCCATGGGATTGCAGCGGGTTCAACGCGTACATCCCCGAATACGGGATGGACAAGGTGAACGAGTGGCGTCTGTCTGTTGCGACGTCTGGTATCTTGTGGGACGACGATACGCACCGGTTGGCGCTTCCCGTATACGGGCCTATGGAGGACCTCAGAGGCTACGTGCTACGGGCGGTGGACAACCGTAGGCCCAAGACCCTATCGGCCCGCCTGCGCAACGACGTGCCGTTCCAGTCGTGGACCCGGAGGGAGTCCCATCTATACCAACCCGGGCGGATCTACGTGGTGGAGGATATCCCCTCGGCAGAGAGACTGCGGTACCTCGGGCGTCAGGCTGTGGCCCTGCTCGGGTGTACCCCAAGCGACGAGGCTCTGAGCGAGATAGCCACGGAGGCCCGACGTAGGGGTGGGTGCGAGCTAGCGATTGCCCTTGATGCGGATGCCACGCAGCAGGCGCTTAGGCTCCAGAGGCAGTACGGCATGAGGGGTAGCTCCCGTGTGCTGGTGTTGCCGAAGGATATCAAAGACATGACCGACGTTGAGGTAAGTGAATGGGTGAACGCCAACTCATAGGGAGCCTTATCAAAAGCAGAGAGGCGTTCGACCGGGTAGCAAACCACTTGACCGATGCGGACCTGACTGAGCAGGCGAAGGTCATAGTGCAGCACGTGCGGGAGTACTACGACAGAGACGCTGGCGCGTCCCACGTAGACCCCGAGTTGTTGAAGGGTGCGATCTGTCGGACGCTATCGAACCCGAAGCATCAGGCAATGTTCACGGAGCTAGTGTCTGACCTGTCCGCTGCGGACGTCAGCCCTGCTAACGTGGTGACGGACTTCATTGCCGTGCGCCGGTCAGCGACCGGCAGCAAGCTGGCCTCCCTGCTCGCAGCAGGCAAGCCGGTGGAGGAAGTCAGACCAGTACTGGAGGAGTACGACACATGGGCAAGAGCAGAGACAGTCGAGGAGAAGGAGCGGGACGTACGCAAGGGGCAGTCGGTAGCGGATTTAGTAGCAGCCCGTACGAGGGCCGGTGGCCTAGTCAAGGTGCTACCACGAGCGTTGAACGAGCGGTTGGACGGGGGCTTGTTGCCGGGGCATCACATGATCGTGTTCGCCCGACCCGAGGTGGGGAAGTCCCTGTTCGTAATCAACGCAGTCGCGGGCTTCTGCCAGCAGGGGCTCACTACCCTGTACGTGGGGAATGAGGACCCGATTGGCGACGTTGTGATGCGCACGGTGAGTAGGCTGGCGGACATGACACGCCACGAGGTTATGGACAACCCGGCCCAAGCGGCGGAGGCCGCACGGCAGAGGGCCTACGACAACGTGATCTTCGCTGGCATGGCACCGGGTAGCGCCCGAGAGATCGAGGCTCTGATGATCGAGTACAAGCCACACGTCGTGATCGTCGATCAGCTGCGCAACCTAGGGGTGGGCAAGGAGGACAACTTCACCCGCAAGCTGGAGATCGCAGCGCAACAGGTGCGTGCCCTCGGGCAGCGGCACAAGGCTGTGATGATCAGCGTGACGCAGGCAGGAGACAGCGCGAGTGGTAAAGCGGTGCTTGATATGGGCGACGTTGACAGTAGCAATACTGGCATTCCTGCTCAGGCGGACGTACTGGTGGGCATTGGGATGAGCCACGAGGATGAGGCGTTCGGGCGCAGGATGATCAGCCTGCCGAAGAACAAGCCGGGTGGCAATCACTCTGCGTTCCCCGTGCTGGTGGATCCAACCAAGTCGAAAATGAGGAGCGAGTAACAATGTCGATTGAACTGAACAGGATCATCTGCAAGCATTGCGGGGCAGAGGTAGTGTCGGCGTTCCGCCACGACTTCCGTGCCCACACGTGCGACAAGATGAAGGCTGCGTACAACGGGTCGAACGAGGTATTCATTGCAGCGGACGGTGGCCCTGCGTACCTGAGACGGTGTGGCAATCACTCGGATTGGGAGGAGGCGTCCATCTGGAAGAACGACGTAGAGGTGGGGTGAGCCTACCTGACTTCGTAGCCCACCCAGATCCCTCTGTGTACCGGCTGGGCATCCCTCTGTTCCTTGACTTCGAGACTACCACCCATGAGAAGGGGCTAGCGATCTACAAGGAGAACAGCATCGTGCTGGCCTGCTGGCAGTTCGGGTGGGACGGCCAGATGGAGACGGAGTGGGGCAGCGAGTTCGATCTGGTCGATCTGGTTCGTGACGTAGAGATGTGCGACTTCATCGTGGCACACAACTCCAAGTTTGAACTACAATGGCTGGCCCGGTGCGGGGTGGACCTGTCGGAGGTCCTCGTGTACGACACCATGCTAGCCGAGTACGTGATAGGAGGTAACAGATGGCAGACCGGACAGTTGTCCTTGGAGTCCTGTCTCCAGCGCCGGGGGCTGGGCGGGAAGGTATCGCTGGTCAGCAAGATGATCAAGGCGGGGGTAGACACGCGGGACATACCGTCGAGCTGGCTGGAGAAGTACTGCCAGCGGGACGTATCCGCCCTCACGGAATTGATGAAGGCTCAGCTTACGGACATGGTGGGTACACGTCTTTTGCCAGTCGTCTACTCACGTTGTTTGCTGACTCCCGTACTCGCAGACTTGGAAAGCGAGGGCCTTAAGCTAGATCCAGATGTCATACGTATGACACTAGACGAGCTATCGACGAAGGCTGACGAGCTAGTGATCGAACTTAATCGAATGACAGGAGGTATCAACCTTGCGTCCCCGATACAACTAGCAGAGTTCCTGTACGACAAGCTGGGGTTTGAGGAACACCGGGTCAAGAAGGGCGGGAAGTGGGGGCCGAAGCGCACCGCAACCAACCGGAGGATGACAGGAGCGGACGAGATATCGTCCCTCAAGGTAACGACAAAGGATCAGCAGCGGTTCATGGACCTGTACCTTGAGCACAGGGACGTACACAACCAGCTGACCAAGTACATGAGGAAGTTCAAGGACTGCTGTGACGAGGCCGATGGTGTACTGCTGGCACAGTTCAACCAGATGCAGAGCCGAACGCACCGCCTGTCGTCGAGCGGCCTTAGGTACAAGACGCAGTTCCAGAACCTACCCCGCTCCTACAAGCGGATGTTCAAGGCCAAGCGTGATGGCTGGCTGATGGGCGAGGTAGACGGAGCGCAGCTGGAGTTCCGGGTTGCGGCCCACTTGGGCCGGGATGACCAAGCTATCGAGGACATACAGGCCAAGGTTGACGTCCACGCCTTTACGTCCAAGACACTGACGGATGCGGGCCAGCCGACTGACCGGCAGGGCGCGAAGGAACACACCTTCAAGCCGCTGTACGGTGGGTCCTCAGGCACGGATGCGGAGCAGACCTACTACCGGGCCTTCAAGGACAGGTACAAGGGAGTGGCGGCGGTGCAGGGCACGTGGATCAACACGGTGCTGATGGAGAAGAAGTTGGAGACGGAGTGGGGTCTGGTCTACTACTGGCCGGACACGAAGATGGACCGGAGCGGATACATCACGAACACCACGTCGATCTGCAACTACCCGGTGCAGGCATTCGCCACGGCAGAGATCATACCTCTGGCTCTGGTGTGTATGTGGCACCGCTTGAAGATGGTCGAGCGACCCGGCATTGCGCTGGTGAACACGATCCACGATTCGATCATTGCCGAAGTGCACCCCGAAAAGGTGGAGGAATTCCACACGCTAGCACGGCAGGCGTTGATCGACGATGCTCGGATGATGATTGATAGGCTGTACGGGATTGACCTTGTGTGCCCGCTTGGGTGCGGCGTGAAGGTCGGGGACCGATGGGGCCAAGGCGAAGAACACAAGTACGAAAGAATGGAGGAAGCAGCATGAGTCAGCAGACTAAGGGTGTTGTCAGCAACACGAGCGCGAAGGACTGGAAGGGTCGTAACGGCAACGTCACGCTCTACTCGTTCCAGATTGAGGGCGACAAGGGCTGGTACCGTTGCGGTACCGACAAGCCGCCGTTCTCCATGGGTGACTCGATTCAGTTCGAGTACGAGGAGCAGAACGGCAACCGCACTCTGGTCGCAGGGTCGGTGACAAAGGTGGCAGCCGCCCCGGCTGCGCGTGCCCCGGCAGTCAAGACGTCGGGCAAGGTGCAGGAGAACTGGGATGCGAGAGCGAAGTACTGGGATGACAAAGAGAAGCGCGAGATCGAAGTTGTCGAACCTCGTATCACGCTTTCTGCGTCACGTACAGCAGCGATTCAAGTCATTGGTCTTGCGCTGGCTAACGAGGCCATCGTCTTTGGCAATGCTAGCAAGGGCGCTAGGTTGGGGATCATCCTCGACGCCATTGATGAAGTCACTGCTCGTTACTATGAGCAGAGCATGAAGGGTGTCGGCAAGGTTGAGGCTGAGCCGGTGGCGGAGTCCGAGGACTTCAATGACGAGATTCCCTTTGGAGACGAATGATGCGTGAGATCCTGAGCCCCCTGTTCGTGGCGGTCCTGACCGTCATCATCCTCGTGGCGCTCTTGAGCGTCCTGTTCCTGAATGCGTTTGGAGTGTAAGAAGAATGACCGATACTGTGACAGAAGTGGTTGACGCCGACGGCGAGTCCCTCGGTATGCCGTGCGTGTTCCAGAAGGACAACTACGTGGTCGCCATCAGCGACGAGATCGAGTTGACCTATCAGGGCAATACGTACCTCGGTGGCTATGAGGTCATCAACATCGAGACGGGCATCACGGAGTACATGACTACGGCTCTGCCGGAGGCCATCTTCTCTGCGGTGAACCTTGCTCACGCCATGAAGACGAAGCCGTGGGAGTGGCGTGACGACGAGGGCAAGACGCCAGCGCCGAAGGCAGCAGCGGACAGCGTGCTGAACTGATATGCGCGCACACCTAGACGCAGACGTGATCGTTTACAGGGCGGGATTCGCCGCTGAGCATACGTACTGGGATCTGGTGTGGACTGTCGATGGCACGGAGTTGATGCGGGAGTTTGAATCTCGCAAGGACTTGGACGCGTTCATGGAGCAGGAAGGGTTGAGTCACCTGAATGTCCTGATCTCGTCCCGTCGTGTGGCGGAGCCGGTCGAGCACGCGCTGTTCAATGCGCGGTCGATCATTCGGACGGTCGGGGAGAAGATGGAGGCGGATGATCTCGTCCTCTATCTCTCCGGCCCTACGAACTTCCGGCTAGGCCGGGCCACCCTGATGCCGTACAAGGGCAACAGGGACGAGGCCCACAAGCCTGTCCACGCTGCGGCAATCAAGGCCATGATGCGTAGAGAGTACAACGTGGTGACGTCCGACGGCCAAGAGGCTGACGACGATATCGCTACGGCCCACTACGCCATGTGGCTGCGCGACCCGATGAGCAGCGTGATCTGCACCATCGACAAGGACCTAGACATGGTACCGGGCCTTCACTACAACTTCGTGAAGGACGAGCGGTACTACATGGAACCAGAGGAATGCACCCGCAAGTTCTACGAGCAGCTGATCAAGGGCGACCCGACTGACAACATCCCCGGCATCAAGGGGATGGGGCCAGCCAAGGCGGCCAAGGCGCTAGCTGACGTCAAGGACGAGTGGGGAATGTACACAACCGTGCGCGACCTGTACCGTCGAGCCTTCGGGGATGCCGAGGCTGACGAGGTACTGCTAGAGAACGCACACCTGCTCTGGATGCGGCTGGAGCCGAACGAATGGTGGAGTCCACCGAGGGATCCGAATGCAAGCACCTGAATCACAGGAGTTCTACAAGAAGATGGGCGTGGGGTTTGTCGAAACCTCAAGCGGAGCCCACTTCAATCTGGACGAGCCGGACTTCCGGCCTGAGGATATCGCCCATGCGCTAAGCATGAACTGCCGCTTCAACGGCCACGTCAAACAGTTCTACTCGGTGGCGGAACACAGCCTGCTTGTCAGCGCGCTGGTCTACCACATGGGCGGGAACCAGCAGCAGTGCTTGGAGGCGCTCCTGCACGACGCGACCGAGGCGTACCTTAGTGACGTCCCTGCCCCGTTCAAGCAGTTCCTTCCTGACTGGAAAGCCATTGACGCCAAGCTGGACGCGAAGCTGCGGGAGTGGGCGGGCCTGCCGTCTGACAAGACTGGTCTGGTGAAGGACGCGGACTGGCTGGCCCTGTTCATCGAGGCGTACCACCTGCTGCCCGACGGCGGCGAGTGCTTCCTTGATCCGGGTGACTTCCGTCCCCGAGCCATGAGGCTCATCGAGGAGGGACGTGGCAACCTGTACTACATGACGCCTAGCACAGCGCGGTCTGCCTTCCTCGGTAGCTGGCTGGAACTGGCAGAGGAGGGAGGCTATGACAACAGCGGTGTTGCTCGTCAAGGCGTTGCTTGACGCTGCCGTTGCCGGGTCGTCGTTCGTCAAAGGGGACGTGCCCGGTGGCTTCCTGTTCGTAACCTTCGTCCTTGTGGACATTGCATCAATCGGAGTACTCAAGTAATGCAGATCGCTATCACGCTGGATGACGTCACCAGCACCCGCTACACGCTGGGTAAGTATGACTTCTACACGCGGCAGGCGGAACTGTCTGACGCTCTGGCAGCCAAGCTTGCGAAGCTGTCCGAGCTAGATGCTGTGGTCCAGCGAGTGCTGGCCGCCATCTACGTGAGTCAGGGCAAGTTCATCCTCCCCGCTGATCTGGAGACCATCGAGTGCATAAACATCGTTCCCGCCGTGGCAGCAACGCCCGAACCGCAGTCCGACGAGCAGCCCAAGCAGAAGGCTTCCGGTCCGCGTTCGAGCAGCGAGTCGCGGCGGCTCTCGATGCAGAAGGCGTAGCCTACGAGTACGAGTCTGAGGTGTTCAAGTACGAGGTCCACGACACTCGGAAGTACACCCCCGACTTCAAGGTGGGAGACATACGCATCGAGTGCAAGGGCAGGCTGACAGCCGACGACAGGAAGAAGCTGCTTCTGGTGAAGGAGCAGCATCCTGAGATCGACCTGAGGCTGGTCTTCATGTACCCGAACAACAAGCTCACGGCCCGGTCCAAGACCCGGTATTGGGAGTGGGCCGAGAAGAATGGGTTCAAGTGGGCCGACAAAGGGGTGCCGAAAGAATGGCTAGACGAGTAGGATCAGCGGTGCTGGTGAACTGGCTGGACTCGGCCGTGTTCCGGGGCTGGAGGAGCGACGGCGAGAGCTTCGTCTCCGAGCCGTGCGAGAGTCTAGGGTACGTGGTTGCTGACACCGAGGGGGAGCTGACGCTCGCCGGGTCTCGGGCCACAAGCCAGTGGTGCCAGATCATTACCATCCCCAAGGTAGCTATCACGAGGATCAAGAGGGTGAAGCTATGAGCATAGGCGATGTGGCCAGTCAGGAGCGCGGCAGCGGTGCCCGCTTCAACAGCAACAAGACGAAGTGGAGTCTCATGCCACTGTACCTTCTTAAGGAGGTCGTGGACGTGTGGGAATACGGGGCGGTGAAGTACGCTGCGTGGAATTGGGCCAAGGGTATGCCGTGGTCTGTTCCGTACGAGTGCATACTCCGCCACCTGTTCCGGTGGTACTGGATGGGGGAGCGCAACGACCCAGAGAGTGGTAAGTCGCACCTAGCCCACATCATCTGCAACGTCATGATGCTGGTGCACTTTGAGACCAAGTATCAAGAGGGCGATGACCGCCCCAAGGAGTTCCGCGATGAATGAGTCTCAGTTGTTGAAGGCTGTACTGTCCCTGCTGGCCGGTGCCCGGTTCGACGCTAAGGGTGCAGACCTGATGCAGATTGCCGAGGTGATCCACCAGTTCAACAAGTACGTCGAGAACCGGGAGGCCGAGCAGGCGTCGAAGGTGCCGAATGAGTAAGCGGCACCACCGCCATCTGATCATCCCCGATACGCAGATCCGTCCGGGCGAGCCGGTTCATCATCTGGACTGGGCGCGTGCTGCCATCTTGCAGTACAAGCCGGACGTCATCGTGCATCTGGGGGACCACTGGGACATGGCCAGCCTGTCGTCCTACGACCGGGCCGGGTCAAAGAGCATGGAGGGCAAGCGTTACCTCAGGGACGTTGAGGTTGGCAACGAAGCGTTTGAACGACTCAACCACCGTATCACTACGGCACGGTACCGCCCCCGTAAGGTCATCCTGAGAGGGAACCACGAGAATCGGATTGAGCGTGCTATCGAGTCGGACGCCAAGCTGGATGGGGCCTTGAGCATGGACCATCTGGACACTCTGGATTGGGAGTGCCACCCGTTTCTGGAGCGCGTGTGGATTCACGGCATCGTGTACTCGCACTACTTCCAGCAGCAGAACTCCTCGTACTCAATCGGAGGTTCCATTGACAACAGACTCAACCGTATCGGTGATAGCTTCGTGCAGGGACACCAGCAAGGGTTCCTCTACGGCAATCGGGTTTATCCTACCGGAAGGACGAGGCACGGTCTGGTGGCTGGTTCCTTCTATCTCCACGACGAGAAGTACAAGGGTCTCCAAGGCAATGATCACTGGCGTGGCATTGTGGTTCTTAACGGGGTGTGCAGCGGCGACTACGCTGTTATGCCTCTGGATGTGGGCTACTTGAGGCGCGAGTATGGTCGACGTAAGTGACATCGTTGACAGCGACCAGCGGATAATGGGGCACACCACCGTACGCGGTGGCGTCCTCACCTTCGACTTCGGGGACGGAAGTCCCCTTCGAGGGAAGATCGACGGCAAGCTGGATCGTGGCCAGATCATCACATGGTGTAATGCAGTAAGGAGTTCCTATCGTGAGAGGGAAGACCGCAAAGAGAATCCGCCGCCTCGCCCGACGCCAGTTGTTCGTAGCGAACCTGACGGGGCAGGTACCAGTAGCCAACAGTCCGGGGGAAGCGGAGTACCAGTTACGGAGGGTGTCGAAGGCGTTAAAGCGGCTATGGAAGCAGGGATCGAATCCTCGCTCGTTGCAGTGGGTAGACAGCTGGAAGCAATCGAGGAACAACTCGCTGATCATCGCAGACGAGTCGAGCAACTTCACGTGGAACGACAGAAGCTCCGAGACACCGCCGAGTACCTCACTAACCTCCGAGGGGCAGTAGGTGCGTCCGGTAGTACTGGCGCTCCCACGAAGCGGAAGCGCGTGGCTAGCGTCGTATCTCGGGTACCTGCACGATCCGATCCTGCACCGGGATCCGTTCCTGTGGGGGCCTAACGCCGGGGTGGTAGACACCGGGGCTGCGTACAATCCTGAGAAGGCGTGGCGCAAGTATGGGGAGGGACCAGCTTGCGTGCTGCTACGGGACCCGACCTCGGCGTGGCGCTCTCTGGTCAAGCTGAACCACTCAGTCACTATGGAGGACGTGGGGGAGTGGGACAGGAAGCTGTACGACTTCGCCACGGGTAACAACCTGCCCGTGTTCTGGTACGAGGATATCTTCCATCCGTTGCGATCCAGCCTAGAGAGTCTGTGCCACCACATGAACTGTGAGTACGATTACATCTGGGCCGAGAACGCGAGGCAGCTGCACATCGAGCACCCGTACGGGCTCTATACACGGGAGGCGTGGGACCGATACACGACGTGGATAGATGCATGAGAGGTTCGCGCAGAAGATTGCAACGCACCTGCACATCATGAAGTGGCGCAGAGGGGTGAAACCCGACGGCCTAGCTCAGTGGTTGGCAACCCGGTTCCCGAACCTGAGGCAGGAGGATGCGGCTCAGATCCGAGCCGCCCTGCCTGTCGGGTTCAACGGCACTAAGAAATAGCGGCAAAGAAAAAGCCCCGCCATGTCATACGTATGACGTGGCGGGGCATATCTTTATCTGACGGTCGCGCCTGTCTGGCGCTCAAGGTACTTGGCGTAGCAGCGGAAGGCTCCGTCGTGGTCAGGGTCCTCGTTCAAGACGAACACTTGGTACTGGTGGATCAT